ATGAATAAGGGAATCGGAGGACATCACGCGCCAGTTGGTGAAACTCAAACATGGTTAACACCACCCGATCTCATCAAATCTTTAGGTGAATTTGATCTTGATCCCTGCACGCCAATTGTAATACCTTGGGACACTGCTAAAAAGCATTACAACGAAAATGATAATGGCCTTATTCAGAATTGGAAAGGAAGAGTTTGGTTGAATCCTCCGTATGATCGATACTTCATAGAGCAGTGGTTAATGAAAATGGCAGACCACAGTAACGGATTAGCTTTGATATTCGCACGTACCGAAACAGAACCTTTTCAAAACTGGGTGTTTCCTTATGCTGAAAGCATACTGTTTATTAAAGGTCGGCTTCATTTTCATGATGCAAATGGAATACGCGCTAAGGCAAATTCAGGCGCTCCATCTGTTCTAATATCATACAGTGAATACGATTCTTTGATGATCGAACAGTCTGGAATAAAAGGAAAGCATGTACTTATTAATTCAGTTCCTGTAGTCATCGTAAAGCAAAGCCCTTCTTGGAAAAATGTTGTTTCACTATGCCTAATTCGCCTAAACGGAGAAGCCACATTAAAAGAAATTTATTCAATGGCCGAAATCATTGCTGACGATAAAACTAGGAAAAACAAGCACTACAAAGAAAAGATCAGGCAACAGCTGCAGCGGCACTTTGAACGAATCGATAAAGGCCAATACAAACTACTAACAGCATGACACCCCAAGAGATAGGCGAACTAATCGAATTAATAATAGGCGATATACTCACATTGGAAGAAGCAGCTTCGATAGAGTGTATCGATCCGCGCGAACTTTCACGTGTGATAGATGAGGTGATGACTTTTAGGTCTAGCCATTCTCGTAACAATTCGGTGGTTTGCCTTCCTTCTAAAATTTAACCAAAAATGATAAACGCATTTATACTACAACATAAACCATTCACACCTCAAATAGTAAAGAATCCCGAAGCGATTCGTTACGTTGTAATAGACCTTTTTTGCGGTGCCGGCGGAACTACAACGGGATTTGCCAAAGCAAAAGACAATGCAGGCAATCCAATAGCTATTATTGCTGCTTGTGTCAATCATGATCATAAAGCTATCCGTAGCCATTGGGAAAATCATCCGGAAGTTTACCATTTTGAGGAAGACATCCGAACGCTGGAACTATCTCCTTTGACTGTAATCGTCGAAAAGTATCGCGAATTATATCCATGGGCTAAAATTGTTCTTTGGGCTTCTTTAGAGTGTACCAATTTCAGCAAAGCAAAGGGCGGTCAATCACGTGATGCCGATAGCCGAACGCTTGCCGATCACTTAGACAGATACATTACAGCTTTAGATCCTGATTATGTACAAATAGAAAATGTAGTAGAGTTCATGTCCTGGGGGCCATTAAATGAATTTGGCAAACCTGTTACCATGAAGTCAGGACAAGACTGGCTCAGGTGGAGAAATCACATCAATTCCTTTGGTTACCGAGACGAATGGAAAGAACTTAACTCTGCTGACTTTGGGGCGTATACTTCTCGAAATCGACTTTTCGGATGTTTTGCTAAAGAAGATCTACCTATTGTATGGCCAGAGCCTACTCATTCAAAAACTGGAACAGGAAAAATAGATCTTTTCGGTAATGGCCTGTTAAAATGGAAACCAGTAAAAGACCTATTGGATTTTAAAGATGAAGGCGAAAGTATTTTTGGACGTAAAAAGCCTTTGGTTGAAAATTCATTAAAACGCATTTATGCTGGATTGATAAAGGAGGTGGCAGGCGGTAAAGATGCGTTTATTGCCCAATATAATTCGGGTAAAGATAGATTTACAAGCGTAGAGAGTCCATGCAATACGTTGCCGACTGCCAATAGATTTTCTTTGGTTCAAACGTCATATTTGGTAAAAAACTATTCAGGAAGCCCAAATGATAAAATATCATCAATTGATTCTCCTGCACCGACAATAACTACTATCCCCCATGAATCGCTAGTAAACGTTGAACCTTTCGTTTTGACTTCTTCTTATGGTGGAGTCTCAAAATCTATTGAGGAACCATGTCCAACGGTATTAGCTAGCCGAAAACACCACTATGTAGTAAATCCGGTTTTCTTAACCAAATATTACGGAAATGATAAAGGAAGCGAGTCAATCAATAATCCACTTGGAACTATTACGACTAATGATCGTTTTTCTCTTGTATGCGCTAATTGGTTAGATAAACAATACTCAGGAGAGCATAATCATCAATCAATCGATCAACCTGCAGGAACGATTCTAACCTCAGATAAACACGCTTTAATGACTGCAAAAGGATTTATCTATAATCCTTCGCATGGTGGACACTCTATGCATATTGATCAACCGTGCCCAACGATTATTGCACGCCAGGACAAATCACCTTTGTACTTTATCCAGTACTCAATAAATCAGAATGTCAGAATTGAGATTTACGACGGTGATTCCGAGACCATGGTTAAAATTAAGGAGTTCATGGCCCTATATGGAATATCTGATATTAAAATGCGGATGCTTAAGGTTGAGGAACTAAAACTGATCCAAGGTTTTCCAATGGACTACCGTCTATATGGCAACCAGTCTGATCAAAAGAAATTCATAGGCAACAGTGTGGTACCACATGTGGTTTGTGCATGGGCCGAAGCTCAAGGAAAAGAACTTTTAAAACTAGCAGCGTAATATGTTTTTAGAAACCATAAAATCAGACTTACTTATAAGCCAACCACATGCTCATAAGTGTCTAAAACTGCTTTTAGATGGTGGTGAGCTGACTATAAAAATAGCTGAGAGGAAAGCTATCATCAATATGTTCAAAGATAACGAGTTTGAAATGAACTATGATATAGCCAAGTGCTATTGCGAACTAGGTCTCCTCAATTGCACAGGAGGAAACATTGAATTAAAAGAGAGACATTATTTATTCATTACCCCACCCTAGTATAGTCTAGGGTGGTAAAGACTAAATTATTTGCTTCTCATTAAGATACGCTTGAATAATCTGTCGATTTTCTTCTGTATCTAGACCTGTAAGATTCACAATCTCAAAATAAGGTGGAATAGACAACAATTTTATGCGCAAAATTGCGGTGTTGGTTCCTAAATCAATCCTAAGGTGTATAAAATTTTCGCCATGATATGCATGATTCAGAATAGTCATCATATTTTTTTTGATTAAAAAGCCAAATTAATACAAATATTTATATAATTCATTAATTATTTAAAACTATTTTAAATGATCCTCACCAAACAACAAAGAGAAGCGCTCCGACTAAAGTATTCGGGGCGCTGCGCTTATTGCGGATGCGAACTTGGCCAAAGATGGGCCGCGGATCACATCGAACCACTTGTTCGCGATTGGGTAAACGGTGGATGCCAATACCCCGAACGCGATTGTTTTGAAAACCTAACTCCTGCCTGCATGTCCTGCAATACCATAAAAGGCAGCAGCTCCGTTGAGTCGTTTCGGAGGACCATAGCAAATTTTATCCGTTCACTCAATAGAGACAGCACACAATACAAGTTTGCAAAGCGTTATGGATTAATCCAGGAAAAAGAGGTGGATGTTAGGTTTTACTTTGAGGATGTAAATGCTAATTGAAGTGAGCCTTATAAGTTCTCTCAAGCTCTTCAACACATCCTTTGTCAGATGGATGTTCAGGTTCAAATGCATTAATGATCTCCTTTTCCCCTTTGGCATTTTTAATAATTGCCATTATGAATTCAGAACTTTCACCAACATATATACCTGCACCAACAGGATCTACATTGACATTTACTAAATTGTAATGAATTGGTTCGCTTCCATCATTGGAAGATGTGGTAGATATATGTCTACCTTTCTTAAAATTTGTTTCCATTTTTATTTTTTTAATTCTGTAATGTTTAATAATATCGGCCGATAATATATTGATCAATTGAAACAAATTTATGTGGTTAGGTTGGTAATTCCTATAATTATTTTTTCTTTAAAAAGCAAATTTTATTTTAATTACTTTAAACTACTGTTAATCTACATCTTAACTATTGGATCAACCCAATAAATCTCGTGGTCGGTAAGGTTTAGCACCTCACTTGGAGATACATTACATTGAATAATATCCTCCAATCCATCACCAAGTATTACCGACAAATCTCCAGAAGGTATAATGGAGCCGCGCAATATACTTCCCTCATCCAAAACATACAGATCGGATGTGATCATATTAATGCGATTCTTGGTAATCCACTGGCTCAACTCTTCCTTATTCATCTGCTTGACACGGCCAGCCAAGTCGCGAGCTTCTTGCAATTCTTCGACAGCAATATCCGGAAATTCTTTTCTTACAGTCGCTTCATACAAATCCCAATTGCCTGAGCGGATTGCTTCGTTTCTCAAATATAGCTTACGGCCGTATTCTCCGACTTCGTTATAGTAATTTTGTAATGTTTTCATAATTATTCTTCTATAAATATGCTTCCAAATAGGTCCTCGTCACGGATATTACTCAAAGCTTCATCTATCGGCAAGATATGTGGCTCATGAAACGGTACGTTTGTCCATCCCTCACAATCCAATGCAACAAGCCAGTCCATAACATTAGGCACCGCGACAGCCTTCCAAGTTACATTTTCGTTATCCTCGCAGTCCGAAGGAGCGATAAGTACGTTGTAGCCTTTCCCTTTCAACTCGCGCAATACTTCATGTGTAACCTTTTCAAATCGCATTTTATTTGTTACTTTTATGTAAATATAATCAAATATGTGTTACCACGTGTCAACTCCAGGATCAACTGATCTAAGAGTAAAAACAGATAAGAAAGTCATTTATGAAGCCAACGAGATTTATCACGTTACTGGCTTTACCCGTCCCTACCTACCTGTGACATTAAACGAGAGCCAAGACAGCATCGTTGCTGCTCGATGGAAGCTTATACCATTTTGGGTAAAAACCGAAGATGATGCTGCCAAATATGCTAATACATTGAATGCCGAATCAGAATCCATTTTTGAAAAGGCATCATACAAGCATTCGATCCTGAAAACACGCGGCCTGCTTTACGTAAACGGCTTTTACGAACCCCATAAGGTTGCCGGGCAAAAGGACACTGAGAATTACTACATCTACACCCCAACAAAGGAAATTTTCACTTTAGGGATTGTGTACAGCAATTTCAAAGACTACGAGACCAATAACATCTATCCAACATTTTCGGTTATCACAACTGCCGCCAATCCACTATTGGAAGAAATTCACAACGAGAAAAAACGTATGCCTTTGATTATTCCTCCATCCAACAGGGATGCATGGCTAAACGCTAGCACCAAAGAAGATGTTCAACAATTGATGATCCCTTATGAGGGTGAACTTGGTGCGCATAAAGTATTCCGCGTGACCGGGGCAAAAGGTGATACCAACAGGCCCGATATTCAGGACGCTATTTAAGTATTTCTACTCTTGACGATATACTAATATTGTTAGTAAAATTGTCAGATGATATTCGAAGGTTTTGAAGTCGATGGTGAGCCACAGGTTTTGGAGATATGTCCACTTATGGGTGGTTATTTTCATGTGTATATCAATAAAAGATTTGTAACCAGTATATCTATGACAACTGAAGGCTGGCGTGTACATTTCAATAACAACTCATGGTTATCCAGGGATGAAGCGGATATATTTATAGAATTGATCAAGTCGGGGGAAATTCCTACGCTGTAATTAGAAAAAAGGCCAAGGGGATATCAATTCCTGGCCTTTCTAAAACAAATCAGTGTTAAACCTAAACTTCTCCTAAAGTTAGTTATCTTTTTTAAAAAAATCAAATAAGAAAAGCCCTAAGCTAGAGCTTAAGGCCTTTGTATAACCTGGAACTTGACGGATTCTCGGTTAAGACTAATATAGAATTTTTTTATTAATCAACAAAATAAAAAAGCCTTGAGGGGGAAACTCAAGGCTAATGTTAAATGTTTAAACTACTTTGAAAAACTATGCATATAACAAAGTTTCACTGCTTTCGTTTTATAATTTTTTATAAAAAAAGGCCGAAGACATAAACTCCCGACCTTTATTACTACCAAAACAAACTAACTTAACCTCTTAATGAACGTTATTCTGAAAGAAATAGTTCATTTTAATTTAAAAAAAAGGGCAATCTTTCGATTACCCTCTAACTAAGCTATAAACAGATCCTATATAGATCGGAATATACTTTTTAAAAAGCCTAGTCTCTAAACCTAGGCTTTAAATGACCAGGGATTATACCCGACCATATAATTGATCAATCGAAACTAAACTTCCTAAATTGAATCGATTGTCAATAAGTAGACAAATGCTTGAGCTGATTCGTTTGAAAAAAATAAAAAAAACCTTGAGTCTGGGAGGGATCTCAAGGTTTGTTAAATACTACCTACTTAGAAAAGTACATATAATACAATATCGAATAACGTTTGGTTTGAATAAAATGAAAAAAGGCCGAGTTACCAGGAACGACCTTAACAAATGAAATGTATTTTACCTTTAATTTGGAATTTAATAACAGCTAACTTGTTGGTTTGTTTTAAAAATGGTATTCATACCCGTCCGAGAGAGTATCAATTTTAATTAGACCTTTATCTGCAATTTTCCTTAAAATATCTCTATATTTTTTAACATCTGCATTGTACTTTATTGCTAATTCATTATATTTTTTATTTAAATCGTTATAATCATCAATATCCTTATTATATTGTTCAGTAACTGATTTTAATTCTTTACCGGCCCTATCTATAGTCCATGTATTTTTATCTATTTTCACCAAGCGATCTCTAAAACGAGGAAGCAATAGTAGTGCAGAATCAACCTTTTCACCTCCTTTAATTATTGTCTCATTAATGGTTTGCTTTTCATCTTTTGATTTTACACGTGTAGCGGTATAAATACCATAATTGTTTCTTATTAGATCCAATCTATTATTTAGATTACGAATAGAATCTTTAAGCCCCAAATGCATTTTAATGAAACTTTCAACATCAAATTTCCCGTCTTCGGTCAACTTTGAGTTTTCAAATAATAAGCCCAACGATTTTAACAATTCGTTGGTTTCTTCTTTGCTCTTTATTTCTCTATCTGTTTTAACGCTTATTAAAGAATCTCTAAGATATACTTGGTTTTGAACGTCATCTATTTTATGACTTAGGAATGCATTTGTTGTCAATGAAGCAATCGATACAACAAACAGTAATAATATAATTAATCTACTTTTCATTTTGTTTTCTATTGCTTAATGAATCACTCGATGATTTTATGTTAGGATTTATTGATACAATAAATTTTGTATAGTTATTCATAGTTTCCTGACAATCCTTTTTTTCTCTAGAAATAACTGAATCTATCTTTTTATCATATTCCGCTCTAATTTTATTCAAATCATCTCCGGAAGAATTCACTAATGACGCTCCCCACCCTCCTGCTGCAAGGACAAATAAGACAAATCCCCAGATCTCTTTCCAATAAAAAGAATAAACGTCGAAAGCTTTTTGCTGTATGTCGGTTACTTTTAAAGGCTTGGTTTTTTTGTTATCCATAAATAGGCAATAATTTCGTGTAGCAAAATTAGCCTATTTAAATGTAAAACCATAATATTACTTCCTCCTTAAAAACCAAATTATCCCACATATTAAAATCAAAAAACCAACAGCCAAACCTATCCAATTAGAAAATATACCCGTAACACTAGGTTTTCTATCAATATCCTTAGTTTCAATTTGCTTTTTATCCGCACTATCTTTCTTTGCTGAAACGGCAATATTTTGATGAAGATCTTCCTTAATATCATTCAATATTTGCCTAGCTTGATTAGTCTTATGCTTGGTATAAGCCACAATACTGTCTGCCTTGAAGGTAACAGAGCCATCGGGATCTACTTTCACTTCAGTTCCGGGTGTTGGATAGACTTTAACTTTATCGTCGGTCTCGCTGGTTGTGTTTGATGTTTCTTTCGATTTATCCACTTTGCCTTCTGTCGTTTCAGTAGATACCTTAACATCAGTGGAGACAGAAACAGCATCCAACTGTTTGTTAATTTTAGTTGTTTTGCGGAATAGCCCGCACCCTGAAAATAAGATGCAGACTACTGTTATTAAAAATATCCTCATATCTATTGCATTTTGTTTGATAGATCCGTTAATTTTCCGGCTAAGCTATCCAGCTTTGGCACAAGTTCTTCAAGAGGTTTAGCGATGTTCGCCTTTATCTCAACCTTAGGCCGCGCATCTGAATAGGTAGCGCTAATCATAAGTATTAAAATGAACCATTTCATCGCTTACCTCCTTTTTTAACTTTTTGCTGCTGAGCAACACTATCAACTTTTACGGCAGCACTATCCACTTTTGTAGCTGCTTGATTTACTTTTTCGACAGCCGGCTCTACTCTATTCTTTACTTCTTCAAGCATTTGCTTATATAAGCGATCCTGTATTTCGATCATTTTGTCATTCTGCTTTTGATCCCTTTCCCTGGAATCTTTATTGACGTCAATAATCAAGTAAAATACTGCCCAAAATACTGATACTACAATAAATAGAGCATAAGTCACTGGATGCCGTACTATTTGCATAAATGTCGGCTGTTGCTGCCCTTTCCTTTCCTCTGCCATTACTTTTCAAAATATAAGTTCGCTTCCGCTATCCTTCTCCTGGTCAACCCTTTTAGTACCATCCCCCCCGACTTATTCCATTTTGGGAACTCATCCCTGATTGTCGGATCGTTCGGGTTGATCTTCATTTTTTTGAAGAGTGTCGATCCAGCTAGGCCGCGAGCAGGAAGCTTTGCGGTTTTCTCATTACCTACCCCTACATTATACCCAAAACTCATAAGTGCATCAAATTGATTCTGATTCACCTTAATATTGTATTTATCCAACCAATAGTTTAACTCCTTTTCGTATCTAGGAATTATATTTGCAAATAGCTTTCGCGCCCGATCCTCGGTAATGACATCACCTTTTTTAATCAAGCTTCCGTCCTCGTAATAAGTGCTGCCGATACCTATTGTCCAAACCTTCCCCGTAGCATCCCAATAAGCAGTTAGGTATTTTTTAAGGTTCCCACCTGTCTCAAAATAGAATATCAAATCGATTCCTTTTTTTCCTGTCTTCATCCCCTTTTTAAGTTAATGCCCCCGAAGGGGCTTTGATTAAGCTACTTCACTGTCCTTGATGGCTTTCAATTCAACTGCGAGTGCACCTGCTAATGCAGCATCGTAGTCAGTGTTTGAAAAACCGACATTGATAGCGCCGTTTTCAGAAAGGCTAGCGGTAACGTTCGTATTGTCTTTAGTCCCGTAGACATTTGCCGATTTGATCTGCGTGCCATTCTTTTGAATATTGAAATTCAAATTCCAACCATTAAAATCTGCTTTGCTTGTTTCTTGAGTTACAGTAGCTACTACGTCTCTCGTAATTTTAGTTATATTTGCCATTTTTTTAGTTATTTAATGATTCCTTAATTGCTTCTACTACCCTATGTTTATACATCTGTGGAAGAATATTTAATAATTCAGATTCGACAATATCGTTCACTTCTGCTTTGCCATTCTTGTGCAATTCTCTTGCAAATTCATCCATTTCGATACTATTTGCGTTTGCAAAAAGAGAATTGGCTAAATCTTTTTGATCGAAATTGATAGCAATTCTGCTACCCTCTAAATCTGTGTAATACACCTCCTTGAGGTTCAATACTTTTATATTTTGTTTTTTCATTAGATAATTTTATTCATACCAATCATTACAATAGTATTATCAAGGCCCGCAGTCCCTCCGTTATACTGAAAGGAATTAGCTGTTATATTCGTTATAGTGTGTGCTACGCCATTCAACAATACAATGTAATTTGTGTGTCCCAGATTATGGGTAATGGTTGTAGTAACATTAGTGTTTGGGTTTGCAAAGGAAACGTCAATATTTTGTAGAGGTTTAATTTCCCACCCGCTTAAGATGCCTGTTTTTGTTCTGATAACCCATGCACCCAAAACTCCAGGAGCACTCCAGAACTCTCCTGGTCTAGGATAGAATTCATGTGATCCATACGAGCGAATAGCACCACCACCTGACACATTATTAACAATACGTAATCCGACACTTCCAGCTGCGTAAGTTTGAATATTGACACCTGTTTTATTTGCATTGAAAGTACCAACAGATAATAAAGAGCTACTTGCATTCAAATTAACATAGTCATCGTTATCACCAATTTTTATTGATGCATCTCCAGATGCATTTACCAACGCATTTCCACTAATATCAAACCCTGCCACTTTACTATTCCCTGTCACCAATAAATTTGTAGCAGTAATCTGACCGGTTGCTGTGATATTCTTTGCGAATATTTCATTAACATTTAAAAGGTCTGTTTTAAGATACCCACCATTGACAACGGTATTACCTAGCTTAGCCAACTCTACTCTATCCTCAAATGCCATGCTTTTCAATGAAGCTTGGAGATTAGAAACAACTCCGTTAGCGTTATTGGCTGTTGCGTTAGCGGTATTGGCTATGGTAATTGCATTTTCTGATTTCCCATTAGCATCCTGAGCGGAACTTAAAGCACCATTTGCAATACCGTTTGCTGAATCAGCTGTATTTTTTGCACCATTCGCAGTAGAAAGTGCTGTTTCAGCTGTGCCGTTGGCGCCCTGAGCTGTACTCAAAGCACTATTTGCGGTTCCTTTTGCGTTGTTAGCGATACTTTGCGCGTTCGAAGCAGTATCATTCGCTGTATTTACTCTACCCTGGGAATCTGCATCTAAAGAGCTAAAGGTTACCATTCCTACCAAACTTATGGTCTTTCCTGCAAGCGAGATTCCCCCAGGAGTTATTTCAAAACTTGATGCTATCTCCTGTTTAGTTGTATAGTTATTGATAGCATCAGTAATGTCGTATACCCCTGCAAAAGCTACTCGTACACTAACAGAATCACCACCTGAAAAAGAAAAGAAATTGGTAGTTTGGAAAGTTCCAGTAGTACCACATTCTACATAAGAGATATATTCGGTAAAGTTGTCAATACCTTTTCCAGCTGTAGGTGTGAGCCAACGCTGACTACCATTATCTCCGAAAGCATTTGTATTAAAGTTTATATTTCTCCCCTCTTCAAAAGCTAAAATTAAACGAGTGATAAATTTAGCCTTAGCTCTAGCTTGGGTTTCAAAGTAAAAACCTCCCCAGTTTGGCGATGTTACCCTATCTCCATCTTGTCTGAAGTAAACTCCATATCCTGATGTTGTAGGAAATATTTCATTAAAATCTGACACAGGCATTCTATTCCAACTAGTAGCCCCTGTACCTGCATTGTTATAAACTTTTAAGCCATTAAAACCCTCTTTAAAAGTTGGATCAGGATTAAGGGGCTTACCATTACCCCATATATTTGCAAGTACGGTATCATTGACGATATTCTCAGTCTGCTGTCTTACAACAGCCCTTATGGAATCGTCTTGAAGCTTTAATTCAGCAGAATTAATACGATTTGACAATCCTCCGATCGTGTTATTTATTCCTGTTATTTTTCCATCAACAGAAAGATTGATTTCATCCTTGGTTTGATAAATTTGTGTATTTGTATAACCTACTGCATTGGTATATGCTGTGTTAGCTTTATTCTGTGCTCCGTCAGTGCTTTCTTTTTCAACCCAAGGACTCCAAGAAGCAACATCTGAATTACCATACCGAGTATATGTTTTACCAGCATATAAAGCCTCTTGTACTATGTATCCACCACTTATATGATCCCAAGGTATATTAGTGGTTAATTGTGCGTAATACTCGCCGTTAAAAGGTAAACCTATTATTTCTCTATTTTTGAACTCTCTGACAGTTCTAAATGGATAATTTTCATAGTACCAACTTGGAGGATTGTTGAAGTTCCTAGTATCTTTTATCTCAGCTACTTCTTGAAAAACAATATTAATAGCACCATCAATTTGACCCTTTACTGTTGAGTTGATAGCATCAGGTGTAATTTTTAATTCAGCACTAGACAATCGGTTATTGATGTTGTCAACAACTTCTTTTTCTGCTTTGAGAGCAATAGCATTATTTGTTAAGACAATCTGACTGTCAGTATATGTTTTAGATGTTGTAACAGCATTATTTTGAGCACTATTAGCTTTATTTGTAGCATCAGCACTTGCTGTATTGATTGCTTCAGATTTAGCTTGATCGACTTGAGTTATAACCTCGGTTTTAGTAGCCCTTAATAATATTGCATCTTTTGTTTGTGTTATTGATGTTTCAGCTTCTGATACTCTAGATACCGTACTTTTGACCTCTGTAATGCTGCTCAAAACAGGTATAGTACCAGTATAACCTGCACCTGCATCCCAATTATATCCATTATTTTTTACATCAGCATAACCGTCATTTGTACCTTCGATAATCACATCCCATAGCGAACCACCACGCAAATAGATTATTTCCTGCGATAACTCTGTAATTTGTCCTATACTCCCTAAAACCAAGCCATTAGAAAAACTCTGCTGAACAGCAATAATTTCCCTATTAATCTGTTTAGCACCCCAACCTGCACCATTAGTGTACCACTCTATATGAGCGGAAAACCCATCGGAATGATGTTGAGCATAAGACGGCATTCCATAGTCAGCACTTAAGGGTCTATCGATAGTTATTTTATGCCTCTTATTGATTTCTAATCCAATATTAACAGGGTAATATTTGTTATCATCTAACCCAAGTGTACTAATTCGTTTTTTTGTTAAAGGAACAGCATTTTTAACAATGTTTTCAGTCTGCCCCTTTACGGTAGATTGTATAGCATCAGGTGTAATCTTTAATTCGGCTGAGTCCAAGCGGCTTACCGTGTTATCAACACGACCGTTAACCGTATTGATCTGTGTGTCTACGTCACTTTTGACCGCACGTAAGGATATAGCATTACTATTCTGCTGTATAGCTGTTTCTGCACTACTGACACGCCCTGAAAGACCTCCAACAGTATTATTTAGTTCCGAAAATTCCTGTTTTGTTGCCCGTAACTCTATCGAAGAAGCATTTTGCGAAATTAAAGTTCCTTGCTGATTAACTGTTTGACCAAGGGAATTGAAATCTGTTTGACTCACCTTTCCCTCGATTTTTCCATCCATTATAGCGAATGATTGCGCTGTTTCAGTTTTAACTACCTGTATAGCGTTGTCCACATCCTCAGGTGCAGGCGTCCAATCAGTAGCTTTGCTGCCTTTTTCAATTTTTAGATCATATAAAATAAATTCATTATTTAAGCGTTGTTCATTTGTAGAACCATAACCATAATTATAGAAAACGATATTTTCATCATTCTGTGTAGCGGTAAATAATCCTAAATATGTTTTAATTTGCTCAATCTTTTCAGGATTAAAATCAACCGTATCATCATAACTGCCGGACTGGTTTTGATTTGTTCTAATCCAAATTCGAGCAGTTTTACCCGCAAATGTTTTTACTTTAAAGCTAATTAAGTATGTACTTAAATTTTCAAGTCTAGTAGAAAAATAATAAGTAGAAAGATGATAGGCGGCTGTTGGATTGCTAACATCTATTTTATTTCCTGTGTTTAAAACTAAATTCCTACCACCAACCTTAATCGCGTCAACAGCATTTTGCGTAAATTGATTTGCAGAGGAAATTGCTTCGTTTTTTACTGCATTAGCTTTTGCCGTAGCGTCCTGACCAGCCACAACAACAGCGTCATTGTACGCCGCAGCAGCTTTGCTCTGTGCACCCTGCTGCGTTTCTGCATTACCACCAGTAACCCAAAAATTACCACGTAAATAAGCATTCTGAGCGTACAATCCGTAACCCGATAAGGCCCCAAAAACACTGTCAGTTATTCCATTGAGTTTTCCTAAGCGAACCTTTGTTTTACCTGTCAGATCGGGAGAATC